TGAAATGGCTGGTAATGTTATGGTGACTTTTTCAATGGATAAAGATACTGCAGCGACATTTAATAAGATTGACCTAAATACAAGTGATGAAAGGTTTATTATGTTGAATGAACAAGTTAGAGATGGTATATTAAAATCACATAGAGTCATTAATCCTATGTTGTTTGGTATTGAAACGCCTGGTAAGTTAGGCGCAAGGAATGAGTTATTGGAAAGTTTAGAGATTTTTCAAACACAATATACTAAACCTAAACAAAGATTGATTGAAAAGGTCTTTAACTGGTTTAGACGTATTAACGGTATTGATGGAGAACTTAGAATAAATAGATACTCGCCACAGTTTTCTAAGATAAATACTAATATGAGTGAGATTTTGTCTATATTAGAGTCATCTGTTCCATCTAAACAAAAATATTACTTATTGCTTCAAAATGAATATGATGTAGAAGTTGCTAAAAACTTGACAGGTTATGATCCTGAAATGGAATCACAAATAGAACCTCAATCTGAAATGGAAAACATTGAAGTTAATGTTAATGAGAATATTAAGAACTTAACTGCAAAACAACATCAACAACTTTTAAGAATAATACGTCAATACAAAAAAGGACAACTCGATAAAGTACAAGCAACTATATTGTTGAAAAATAGTTTAGGTCTAAATGATGATGACATAAACAACCTATTAGGTGATATAGTAGAAAAAAATGACTAAATAATATGTTTCAAACCAACGTCTACTTCGTAACTACATCATATATTAAAAAATACTATAGTGGGTATTTAGATCAAAATATAGATGATGACTCTTTAAACTCTTTTATCTTAATATCACAAAATGTTAGGATGCAACAAGCTTTAGGTTATCAACTATATACTAAGTTTATAGATGACATAACAATATACGGTGCACCACAAGGAGCTCAATACTTGTTCCTAATGAATAACTATATCCAACCTGCTTCCGCGCTGTGGGCTATCTATGAGGCGCTTCCATCTTTAGGGTTTAAAGTCACTAATAAAGCAGTTAGTCAAAAATCAAGTGAATATGGACAACCATCTCCTAAAGAAGACATTGAATATATTAGGCAACAAGTTTCTAATAACGCACAGTTTTATTCACAAAGGATTCGTGAATATATAACTAACTATCCTAACGATTTTCCAGAATACTACCAAGTAACTGGTGTTAATAGGATAAGAGCTAAAAGGAATAACTATTTTGCAGGATTGTTTCTACCTGACACTATGTATTTTGGTTCATCTAATGGATTCCAAAGCGATCCTAGATGTTGCGGTCAAGGTTCAGGTTATTATGTAAATGTATAAAAATAAATAACAAAATGAAAAGTATAATAACTTGGTTTCAATATTTTTTTGTAAGTCTATTCTCTATATTAGCACCTATTAAAGCTATTATATACACATTAAGTCTATTAATAGCTGCAGATTTTATATTTGGAATATATAGAGCTTATAAAAATGGTGAAAAGATAACTTCAAGAAAGATGTCTAACTCACTACCTAAGATATTTTTGTATAACTTAGTTATTATAGTACTATATTATTCTAACGTTTATATTATAGAAACAGGACTTCCATTAGAGAAACTTGCAGCAGGTCTAATATGTCTTATTGAACTAAGATCTATTGATGAAAGTTGGACAAGTATATTTGGTTATTCTATATGGAATAAGTTGTTAGACAATATAGGTAGAGGAAAAAGTAAAACTAAAGACTTAATATGAATCAATATAGAAGATTAGAACTTGGTAGTTTAGTTAAGTTGGTAGTTGACTCTAAAGGTATAACTAATGGCTCTATTGATATTTTATCATTTGAATATGATATAAATAGTGAGATAGAAAAGATTGTAGAATATGTTGAGAATAATGACTTTCCTGAACTACAAAATGAAGTTCAAGATATAAAACTACAAAATGATATTTTAGAGAATAAAATAAAAGATTATGCATTACAGATTTTAACTCTGCAAAATGATACTGAACTATTAAATAATATCATTCAAGAATACAATAGTGTCATCTCTAGTCAATACAATAACTTAATACTTATTACTAATCAAATACTAAATAAGATTAAACCTAGTGAACCTATAATAATAGTTAAAGAAAAAATAGTTATACAAAAGAACTATACAGAAGTACAGACAGTAAAATATAGAGGAGTAAAAAGTATTAGTGAGGTTAAAGATGAAGTAGTTGTTATAGATAGAGGTACAAGTAGACCTAGATATAAAGCAGATTGGTATGAATATAGCGATGAATGGGAAGTATATACTAACTTTGAAGGAAAAGAAGTTTTGTTTAGAAGGAAAGATACTCCATTATTTGGACTATATCCTGCAAAACTATTCCATAAAATATATGATAAATAAAAAAAAGTAAGGAAAAAATCCTTACTTTTTCATTATAAAAACAAAAACACGTTGTTAACCAACTATAGTATATATACAATAACTAACTTTTTGTTCTATTAGAATACGCTTTTTCCATTATTCTTATCGAATCCTCTTAATACAAAACCAAATCCTTCATCTATTATTTGTTTTGTGTCAGCCTCTTTAATATCATTTGCCTTAATAACCCTATTACTTAATGTTATTGTTGAATCTAACCATGTTGATTTGACTAACCTATTCCTACTCTTTGTTCCTTTTGCATTCCTTCTTAACCTTTCTCTATCTCTTGTGCAATCTCTACAAGGTTGAACATGGTTTCCAATAGATTCAGAATAGTAGAACTCATCAACTGTTAGTTCTCTATCACAAGATGTACATTTCTTAAAAGATGGTATAATGCGCATAATAGTTATATATACCCAAACTAAAGTGGTTTTCTAATATATAATACATGTTGAAAATAAAGGTAGGCGGAGTTTATAAGATAAGTATAGGAGATAAGTTCTATATTGGTTACTCCATATCTATATTTGATAGATGGTCTAATCATATGAAAGACCTTTATTTAGGTAAACATCATTCTGTAGATATGCAAAAAGCATTCAACGATGGATTCATTGAAGACTTTAAGTTTGTAATATTGGAACACGTTTCTAAATCCGATTATAAAAACAAAACAGGACTTAAAGGTAAAGCATTTGAGAATGAATACCGAAAGATGTTAATAGTAAAAGAAAAGGAATGGATGGGTAAGTTTAATAAGTCAAACGCATTAAACACTGACAACAAACATTTCGGTTAGTTCAATATATTATCAATAGTTTTTTGTCTATGCTCTATAATAAGTTCTAAACATTTATCATAAGTATAATCTTGAAATAATATCCAACGTGTTGAACCTAAGTATTGAACCTTTAGTTCTTCAACATTATCTTTTATAACACTTATAAAGCTTAAACTTGTTTTTCTTGGTTTTTTCATTGAATGATATAATATCAACTCTCTTTTAATATGAGTCCATATTATATCCTTTTCTCTCTTATCAAGTTTCATCATCCTTCTAATAGTATTTTTATTTTATAATCTCTTCTGTCATTCATTAGTTTTTCTAAATAACTTTCAGGTAAAGAAATGTACCAAGGTATTCTATATTTAGCTATTTTAGAATAAGGTATTTTATCATTAAAGTAGTCATTAAGTTTTTTTCTAGGTATAACGTTGTCTTCATCATCATTGACTAATAGTGAACGTAAGTCATATTCTTCGTGTTGGTGTTTCATTGTTTGTTTTTTATTTATATTATATATATTATATAAGTCTATGTCCATTGGTATATTATTTAATCTTTTTCTAAAAAATGTTTCCAATCTTCTATGTGTTCAAAAAAGTCAATGACATCTTCTAGATTCTTTATTCTTTTAATATCATTAAGCATTCCACTAACATTTATAGTAGTATATTTATAGTTTCCTAATAGCCATTTAAGTTCATAACATACAACTGTCCTTTGATTTAGTCCATTCTTTTCTTTGATATTCTCAATACGTTTGTTAAGATGTTCTATCTTATCTATAACTTGAAGTCTATACCCATCAGGTATTGTCTCATTTAATCTCAGTTGATTTAGTTTCATAGTAGTATATTGTTTTATTATGGTGATGTTTAGCCTCACCTAGGCTTCTTGTTATTATGTTTGTTTTTTATTTATATTATATATATTATGAATGTTTACTTCCGTTGGTATATTTTTTCACTTTTTTTTGTTTATACATTTTTAAGAAATGTTCAACATAATGATATAATAGAAAATATATTATTTGATCCACTTAAAAACCATTTAATACTTTAATAGTGTTTATACATTTTTAAGAAATGTTCAACATAATGATATAATAATAACTATATTTATTTTATACACCCATTAACTCCCTGATTGTTTTTAGAAAAAAAGTTGAAAAAAGTTTCACAAAATGACCAACGGACCTAAACATATATGATATATATAATATAAATAAAAACAAACAAACACTATGAACTACTATCAAAGAAAACACGAAAGAAACCAAAAGGAACAGCAGTACAAAGAACTTATGGATTCAGATCCAATACATAAGCAAATACTTGATGAAAACTGGGACATTATCCAAAGTACGGTTCTAAGATTAGCTAATAGTTGGAGAGGTTGGAATCTAAAAAGTATAAAAAAGGAAAGAGTATTCATTGTACCACGCATTTCACAACAATATATTAGAGACACAACCACAGACAAAATGACTTTTATTAAAAAGCAAACTGGTTGGGACTTAATATTCTATAACAAATCTAGTTGGGACTTTTTAAGTCTTGCTCACCATAGCATTTGGAAAGATACAGTATTGGAAAATGGATTCAAAGCATATCAAAGACAAACTAAGTTAGATAGTATTTTAGATGAACTTTTAAATGACTAAAAAAAGTTGAAAAAAAGTTGAAAAAAAAGTTCAAATATATACCAACGGACCTAAACATTTATGATATATATAATATAAATAAAAAACAAAAACAAACAATGACAAACACAGAGATTACAAACCGACTTAATGCACTAAACAAAAGACAACTTGTTAGTTTAGTATGGGATTACACTAAAGGTGGAGATGCATCAAGACTTTCTAAAAGAGAAATAGTAAGTTTCTTAAGCAAAAAAATGAGCATTCAAGCAAGAGATGAAAGAATAAAGTCTATATTAGACTAAAAAACAAAAACAAATAATGAATGATGAACAGAAACTAAAAGCATATCTCTTTTTCAATATTAACAAAGGATCCTTTAACTACACAGATGATGTTGTTGAATATAGAAAAAACTATTACGAAGAGAATAAAGAAACCATTAAGGAAAACGCTCGTGCCTATTACAAAAACAACAAAGAAAAATGTTTAGAATATATGGCCTCATACTACTCCCAAAATGAAGAAAAAATAAAATCATGGAGAAAGGAGTATTACAAACAATATTACCAAAAAAACAAACAAAACTACAACAAAAAAAGAAAAAAAAATAATAATCTATGAACACAGAATCTCAAAACACAGAAAAAAAGTATGCTCCTATTATGATTAAACAGGAACTGAAAGATCTACTTGATCAAAAAATGATATCTATTGGAAAGAAAATGTCATACTCACAACTCATCACTTATCTCATTTTAAGCGATAATGAAAAAAAATAAAAAAAAGTTGAAAAAAAGTTCAAATATATACCAACGGACATGAACATATACAATATATATAATATAAACAATAACGAGTTAAATAGTCTCGATAAAACTACAAACAAAACAAAAACAAAAACAATGAGAATCTTAAAAACAAAAAACGTAAAGACACCAACTAGAGGAACAGCACAATCTGCAGGAATAGACTTCTATGTACCAAATGATTATGCTTACACAGTATTAAAACCTAATGAAGATATATTGATTCCTTCAGGTATTAAAGCACGCATTCCACAAGGTTATGCATTAGTAGCCTATAACAAATCAGGTGTAGCAACTAAAAAGAAACTATTAACAGGTGCTTGTGTAGTAGATGAAGATTACACTGGAGAAATACACATTCATTTATTTAATGCAGGTAGAAAAGATATCACTATTGAACCTGGCGAAAAGATAGTTCAGTTTATTCTTCAACCAGTATTTTATGACATTGTCGAAGAAGTAAAATCTGAAAGAACATTATGGGAAGGTATGATTACTGAACGTGGTACTGGCGGTTTCGGTTCTACAAATAAACCTAAACCTGATTTTGTAAATGAGCATAAGATCGAAGATGAACTTGATTTAGATACTGCTGATTTTGATGCAGTAATGATGCATCAATCAGTTGTTAATGATATTCCTAAAATAACTAACCCATCTACAATGTTTTCAACTACAGGAAAAACTGCAGTACTTGTAAGCAAAGGTACAGTTAACGAAAGCATTAGAACTAAAGGTACTTATCAAAGACATACATTTAGAGACTTCACTACTAATGAACTATATTTGTTAGATGTCTCATACATTTGTCCACACTTCTATAACTTAGAAATAGGTGACACATTAACAGGATTAGATGTATTCACAAATCCTAAAACCAAAAAACAACACGTCAATGGAAAGTCAAAGTTTATAAACTTAGGAAACATTGAAGTTATTAAAGAAGAAATGGAACTTTCAAAGCCAAAAAGAAAAATAACATCACTACCACTATGAACATACTAAAAACTGCTGATGACATTGTAAACAATAGATCAGAAGAAAAAGAAAGACAATATGGTCCATTTGAAGAAGGAATGATTAGAGCAACCAATATACTTAACAATATGACTGGCCAAAATGTTACGCCTGATTTTATGTACAAAGCACTAATAGCATTGAAACTATCAAGAGAAAGTTATTCACATAAAGAAGATAACCTATTAGATGCGGTTGCATATATTGGCGCACTAAACAACTACTTAGAAAAAAAATAATAAACAAACAATGAACAACACTATAACATTTAACAACGCAAACGAAGCATTTGACTACTACTATGACTTCATAATGCAATATGGAAAACGTAATGAAACATATAAAACGCTCTATATCACTAACTGTGGATTCTATATTATGAATCCACAATCAAATGACATCACAGAAAAATATAGAAAATGGAATAAAGAATACGCAGAATACGAATGGAACTGGTATTTATCAGGTGATAGGAATGCAAATGATATAGCTGAAAAAGCAAAGATATGGAAAAATATGCAAGATGAAAATGGCCATGTTAACTCAAACTATGGATATCAATGGAATAGAAATGGCCAACTTGATTATGTTGTACAAGAACTTCAGGTGAATCCAGATAGTAGAAGGGCAGTTATATCTTTATATGACGGTAAAGAACACCCTACATACAAACTTGATACTCCTTGCACACTTGCAATCCACTTCTATATAGAAGATGCAAAACTTAATATGTCAGTAATGATGAGAAGCAATGACTTAGTATTTGGATTTTGTAATGATCAATACTGTTTCTCTAAACTACAAATGCATATTGCAGAAAAACTAAATATAGAAGTAGGTACATACTATCACTTTGCAACTAATATGCATATATACCAAAGACATTTTAACTTAAAAAAATAAACAAACAACAATGAAAATATTATTCACAGGTTCTACCTCAAAACAAACAGACGATAACGCTTTCAAAAGAGCACAAGTAAAACGCATCGATGATTCAACTATAATATGTGAATCATTAAGGAAGTCAGGTAATGAAGTCATTAGAAAAGAAGTTCAACATGGCGAAGACCTTTCATCATATGATATAGGTATAGTAGGTGTTGGCGCATTAGGTTCATCAAACTATGGAAACATATTTAGTGCACTATATGCAATAGCTAATCTTAAGAAAGTTATTGTATTCCATGAAGATTGGAAGATTAAAGACACAATAAAATCATTTAAACAATCACTTGAAAAGAAAGATGTTGAAAGTCATATTAAGAAAAAATGGTCAAGCGGTGATAACTTTTATTCTAACATAACTGACAATATAGATATTAAACAAATATATTCTACAATGGAAAACATATTGGATGGTAAGTATGATTGTCTAGTTCCATCATTTGAATGGGGCGATAAGTCTATTATTGCTGATATATTACAAACATCTATTGAAAAAATAAACACAATAGACCTAACGCCATACTCATTGAAAGCATTTGGTATTGAAGAAAAACAAATGGATGTTAGATTACGTGATAAAAAATATATGTTAGCATCTTTAGTTGACCATTCATCTTGGGTTAAGAGACAAAAGTTAGAACATGATGTTGATTATTATGGTTGCAAGAAACTAAAATCTCCAAGATTAGATGATGAAAAACATGTATTTGAGACAATGAATAAGTATTGGGGTATATTATGTCCAGTATATCCTCACGCAGGAAGTGGTTGGTTTCGTATAAGATACATATATTCAGCAATGAATAGAAATATATTGATTATGGATAAGAAGGACTCTGATGCACTTGGTATTGACCATATTGCAAAAATAGATCCATCATGGTCAACTGATGAGTTATTACAGATTGCAGAAAAACAAAGAATGGCTATCTATAAGCATCTAACTACTGAAGAAGATTTTGACAGAAAGATAAATAGTATTATATATACATTGACGCGTTGATTTGTTGACGCATGTCATAGTAGTTTGTTTAGGAAAGAAGTCCATATTTTATGGGCTTTTTTCTTTTTTAGCAGAAAGGCGCCTTAGATAAATAATATATATAATAAAATAAACAAAAACATGGCAAATAAAGAATATATGAAACAATACTACCTTGACAATAAGGATAGAATGAGAGAAACAAACAAACAATGGATTGAGAATAACATTGAAAAAGTAAGAGAATATAGAAGAGACTATTATAGAGAATACCATAGAAAAAAATCTAGAAGGAAAAAACTAATAGATAAGATTTTAGTAGTAAACCTTTGTCTTATTGAAGCACAAATGAGTGGAAACTTAGAAGAAATAAGACTTTGGAAAAATATGTTAGACAAAGCGATTGAAGAAGGACTAAGTCAAACTAATAAATAAATAATATAAGACTATGGAGATTGAAGTTAGATTAATGAATCACTTTCTTAAAAATGGAAAAATGGTTCCTGATTTTATAGTAGGAAGATTTGCAACACATAAAAATGCATTTTTCACTGCTAATACTATTTTTCAAAGATTAGGAACTTTATTTAGACCAAATGTCATATCACAACGAGCTATTGATGAACTATTTATAGAGTTCTGTGAGATACTTGAAGAGATAATGGAACAAGATGAACTAGTAAGTTTAGATTATGCAAAATATTTTAAGCAAATGATTCATATCTATATGGAAAACGCAATAGAAGAAGAAGCGTTTGAAGTCGCTGAAAACTTAAAAAACTTCTACATTTTAATGGAAACATTAAAACTATAAAACAAACTAAACAAAATGAACTACACAACAAACCACCACTTCGAACACCTATACAATCCTAAACTATTGACTAAAAATGATATAAAGAAAACATTATTAGCAATAGAATGGTGTTTAGACACAAATAGAATATATGATGTTAATACTTTATTAAAATCTTTAGATAAAAAAATAAAAAAACTAAACGAACAACATGCAAATAGTTAATGCGAATCCACTAGATAATAATGAAATAGTCACTATAACATATAGAGACCTTACATTTGAAATAGATATGATTGATGATATTATATTTATTCCTGAAGAAATCATCGAACTATTCTCTAATGACAATATAGAGACACAACCTACAAATCTATTTTTCAGAAGACTAATAGACAACTGGAACCTAAAAAAGAAAGTAATGGAACTATGATAGAGAATGTATTTTATAGTTTTATATTGGCTCACTTAATAGTTAAGTTTGAACCAATAAGTTGGCTGCTAGAACTCATTAAGCCTTCCAAGGGTGAAGTAAAGATCTTCTTATATAATATGATATCTTTAGCGTTAGGATGTCTTAAATGTTGTTCTTTATACATAGGATTCATTATAGGAGGATTTTGGTGTGGTGCTATAACATCTTTTATGGCCTACATATATAGTCAATCAATCGCACCATTTATTGATGGAATAAGATTTAGATAAAAAAAAATAAATAAACAAATGGACAGTATAACTTTAGACAAACAAGAACTTGAAAGGTTAGCAAGAGTAGTTAAACCTACAAGTCAAGATATGAGTAGTATAACAGAACTATATAAAAAATATGTAGATGTTACTGCTCCTAATCCTACAATGAGTGGATGTACTACTTGTGGTTCATCAATAGTAACATATTGGAGAAAACTTATAACATGGTTTCAGAACAATCAATCATACTTTGAAGGTGCATCTCCTAATACACAAGCAAATCATGGATGATTTTTTTTATATCATCGATGAAAACCAATGAAAAAAGTGAATATGAACTATAAAAAGGAAGAAATAATAGATGAAGTTGTCAAACTTAGATTGAAAGAAATGCGTTCAACTAAAGAGATACTTGACTATATTATGAAGAAGTGGGGCTATGGTCAAACATTTGCGTATGATATTTTAAGGAATGCGCAACAAAAGATTAAAGAACACTATCAAGAACTAAATAATAGCTCATTAGAAGAAGCAATAGGTCAACTTGAGAATATGGCGTCCGAAGCAAAGAACTCCAGAAACTACAAGTTGGCCTTTGAGATAAGGAAAGAGTTATCAAAAATACAAGGTCATTATGTTGAAAAACTACATTTAAGTGGAAACATAGACCATACTATTCAAGTTATTAAACTTAATGGACCAAATGAAGGTATAGAATAATGGAGTTACAAATAGACCATACAATAGTTTTTTCAAAGAACTTAAAAGCATTTGAAGATGGAAAAAGATTCATAGTTAATCAAGGTGGATCTAGAAGTTCTAAGACTTATTCCATTATTCAACTACTTATATTCTTATGTTTGACAAAACCTAAACTACAAGTGTCTATTGTTAGAAAGTCTTTTCCATCATTAAGAGGTTCAGTACTTCGTGACTTTCTTGAAGTTATGAATAACTTAAACATTTATGATGAAAACAATCATAATAAAACAGAACAAAGATATTCATTTGACAATGGCTCAACATTAGAGTTTTTTAGTATAGATAACGCACAAAAGGTAAGAGGTAGAAAAAGAGATATATGCTATTGTAATGAAGGTAATGAACTAACATTTGATGACTTTCAACAACTTAGTTTAAGAACTACATCTACATTATTTATAGACTTTAATCCATCTGATACTGAACACTTCTTATATGACTTAATGAAAGATGATAGAAGTATATTGATAAAATCTACATATAAAGACAACATATATTTAAGTAAAGATATAATAACAGAAATAGAAAACTTAATAAATGTAGATGAAAACTATTATAAAGTATATGCATTAGGTGAAAGACCTATATCTACAACAAGAATATATTCACATTTTAGACAATATGTTGATGAACCACCTATTGATGATTGGTGTTATGGATTAGATTTTGGATATAATCACCCTGCAGTATTAGTAAAAGTCAAATGGTCAAGTGGAAAAATCTATATTGAAGAAAAAATCTATGAGACTAAACTAACTATAAATGAACTTATTCAAAAGGTTTCGCAAATAGTTAATGATGGAAAAACTGTCTATTGTGATAGTGCACGCCCGGACATCATAGAGGAACTTAGACGATTAGGTGTAAAATCTATTATGTCTAATAAACAAGTTAAAGAGGGTATAAACGAGGTCAAATCTAATGAAGTCTACGTTCATTGTGATAGTGTCAATACATGGAGAGAATATAAACTATATAGTTGGAAGTCTAAAGGTGATCAAGTATTTGATGAACCTATAAAAGTACATGATGATGCAATGGACGCAATAAGGTACGCTATATTTACACATAAGAAAAAGAAGTTTAATGACTTCTACACTAAAGTGTTTATTTAGTGTTTATACATTTTTAAGAAATATTCAACATAATGATATAATAATAACTATATTTATATGTTGAAAAACCATATACACTACTATAATATATAGAAAAAAACTAAAAGAATATAAATGGCGGCAAATACACCTACTTTAAATAAACTTGTAGAGTTAGTCCAGTTAGTTTCACAGAATCATAGAATGGTTAAAGACTTTCGTTTTGGACCATTATGGAATATGAATGCATTGAGAGACCTAATGACTCCTTATTTATGGTTAGAAGAACAAGGTAGTTCTATGACTATGGGTAATGGTTATAAGAAAACAGCTCTCTATACTTTCAAACTTTATTGTATGGATAGAATACAAAAAGATGAATCTAACTATACTGAAATATTAAGCGATACAAAGTTTATACTAGATACTATAATGACAGAACTAGACCAACATCCATTATTTGTTGAGTTAGGTCTTAGTATGGATAGTGCTGATATAACCTTTGAACCAGTTTATGAAGAAACTGACACAAACTCAAATGGACATAGTTGCACATTCACATTTAGGTTTCCAATAAGATATACACCTTGTAATGTACCTATGTACCCACTTGCAGGTTATACATATAGTTTCAATAATAATGTTTTTCAATACTCTGTAGTAGGAGTACCTGGAGCAACAGGACCACAAGGTGAAACAGGGCCACAAGGAACACAAGGTCCTACAGGTGAAGTGATATATGAAGGAACACAAGGTCCTACTGGACCACAAGGTAATGATGGCCCACAGGGTTTTCAAGGTGAATCAGGTCCTCAAGGATTTCAAGGTGATACAGGACCTCAAGGATATACTGGTTCACAAGGTGAAACTGGTCCACAAGGATTTCAAGGTGAAACTGGTCCACAAGGATTTCAAGGAGTTCAAGGATTCCAAGGTGGGACTGGTCCTGCAGGTTCTGATGGTGCTGATGGTGTATCAGTATCATACTACAAATATAATGCTAGAACAAATACACAATCGCCACCACCTTCTACCACACAGATTGTGTGGAATAATGCCACGCAAATAAGCTCAACTATATTATATGTTTCTCACTTAACAAGAGATGGTGTAGATATAGATGTATTTTTAGCATTGATTAAAACTGGTGATAGTTTAATACTCCAAGATGAGAATA